ATACCGCCCCCGGCGCTACCAACACCAGGGACGGCTCACATAGGGGTGATAAGGTTTGGCCGCCATTATCACCCCTTTATTTTACCAGAATAGGGGGAAAAGTCAATGAGAAGAGCGAACGGAACTGGAAGTATTGTAAATCTTGGGCCAAACCGCAGAAACCGATACGCCGTCAGGGTGTCGTATTTGGAGCGACCCGGACTGTGGAAGCAAAAGTATTTATCCTACCACAGAACTGCCAAAGAAGCACAGGAGGCCCTCGATAAATATTTGGCATCTAATATCCCGGCAAAGTCACTCGCCGTTACTTGGGGGGACGTATACGCTCAGTGGTCGGCCAAAAAGTATACAAAGGCAGGATCCGCCTCTATCGCCAGCTATAAAGCCTCTTGGGGCCGTCTGTGTTCCCTGGAGGGGAAGGAGATATCAAAGATAACGGTAGATGATTTACAGGCAGTCATCGACAAAGATGAAACTGCTGGACTGTCACAGTCCAGTATAAATAACGACAAACTGTTGATGAAAGCTCTTTTTAAGCACGCAATGGAACGTGATCTTGTTGCAAAAGATTATTCACAGTTTGTCGAGGTGCCCATCGTTGGAGCAAAAGTGGAGAAAGGCGCCTTTGATGATATCACTATGAGGAAGATTGAGAAATTAGCGTCCTCTGGATTCCCTTGGGCCGATACCGTACTAATGCTATGTTATACTGGATTCCGAGTATCTGAGTTTTTGGGGCTTACCAGATTCTCGTATCATTCGGAGGCGAATTATTTGCAAGGAGGTCTAAAAACCCAGGCCGGGAAAAATCGCATTGTCCCGGTGCATCCTAAAATCATGCCATATCTGACCAAGTGGCTGTCCAGGGGCGGTAAAACTATTATCTGTGATGATGACGGGAATGCAATCCCCGCATACAAATACCGCCCGCTATTCTCTAAAGTTATGGAAGAATTAGGACTTCCTTCCGCAACCCCTCATTGGTGCAGACATACCGCCGCGTCTCGGATGAGGATGGCCGGGGTGGACGAAGTCGCTATAAAGCGTATCTTAGGGCATTCCGATGGAGATGTTACCGAGCACTATACGCACGTAGATGTTTCGTTTTTGGCTAAAGAGATCCAGAAGGTTTCCTAAGTATTTGTAACTTTCTTTTTAAATATGTGCAAATAGAACAACGAACAAAAAGTTCAAAAAAGTTGTTTTTGTTGTGGATTTTTATTGTTGTTCTAGTATTTTTAGTTCTAAAATTAGATTGACTTTTAATGTGTTTGTAATTCCTCAGAAAAAGAAACCTAGTAATTGCAATGGTTGCAGGATTTTTTGTATCTAGTATGTAGCTAGTGCGTAACTTTCGGTGTAAATATGTGCAAATAGCAAACCGATGAAAAAGTTCAAAAATAGAGGGCGGAGGCTATTGCCCCCGCCCCTTGTTTAGCCCCTCACGATGTACTCGTAGTAGCGGGCCAGTTTGTCCTCTGGTGCGTCCTTATCACACAGGAACGATTTTGCCATGTCGGCGTAAAAATCAATCTTATCGCCAACACCGTGTTTCTTGGCTACCTTAACGTAGTCACTATAGACCATGTTGAGGGCCGCCCAAAACTGGACAGGGTCGCACTCAATCCCACGCTGGGCCATGACCTGCTTTGCCTGCTCCAGCGTCCAGTGAGCGCCACGGGTGCCGTCTTCGTTATCCATATGCTTAGACCATTCATCGGCCATCTCCTTCGTGAAAGGGATATAGCCGGAAGCAGCCCCATAACCTGTCATGCGTTCTCCACCTTTTCTGTACGCCATCTCGTCCATGCGGTAGTCATGGTCAAACTCTCTCGGAGTTCTCATTTCTCCTTCTCCAGAGATAGCGAATCCGATTTTGTTCATTGGCCGATTCATCTCCCGTCGCTCTGTGTATGCGCTCCCATCCTCCCGATAGACCGGTGGGACGTAGGGGTAGCCGTAGTGAGACTGAGGGCCGTACATCCGGTCATCCCAGTAGCGGCTCTCTACCCACATGCCGCCATCGTTGCGTGGGGCAAAGCGTCCATCAGAGTAACGACGATAGCCCCGATCCTCCGGCTCCATCATCTCAGAGCGCGGTGCATAACGGCCATTGTCGTAATGCTCCCGGCCATGGCGGTCACGAAACTTATCATCGACATCGTAGTTGTCGTAGCTCCGTCCGTCGTTGTAGCGACGATTGTTGCCACTGGACATGAGCATCATCCGAGTAGATCGTTTCATTTTGACCCCTCCTTACGCCGTAGGGGCGGGTGCAGCACCGCCGTCAATACTGGCAAGATTGTTGCTGGGAGAGCAGCAGGGCTGCCCCAGCATGCGGAACGAGCCGCCGGTGGGGGTAGTCACCACACAGACGGAGTATCGGGTGCGAGTACGGATGCCGCAGGCAGTCACCTGCGCGCAGTTACGCTTGGTAAGGGGATATAGCTCTGTCCCCGTACCAATAGTAATGTACACAGGTGCATTGATGGTAGTTGTGGCCGGGATGGACTGGGCTACCACAATACAATACTTCCCGCCGTTGTTGTAGGCACCGGCAGGCAGATTGATTTCAAGGTTGCCGCCGGTAAAGGTGACCGCCTGGCTTAGCACCAGGTTGTCGCACAGGCGGCAAACAGGCTTACAAGACATAAAATACCTCCAAGAATCAGGGGCGGCAGACATTTAACCCGCCGCCCCGAAATAGTCACGGCAAAGCCGGAAGGTCAACTTACGAGGAAACCTCGTAAGTTTAGCAGCCACAACCGCAGCCGTTGTTGTAGGTCCCGCAATAGGGATAGGGGGCGGGCACCTGGTAAGCGGGCACGGGCATGGGATTGATGCGCCGAATCAGCTCAGAGGTCTGAGCGTCAGACATGGCAGCAAGATAAGAGTTCTGTGCGGTCTGGCTGGCCTGGAACTTCAACGCCTGATTCTCAGACTGGAGGGAGGCGATCTTATCCTGAGTCAAGAAATTCAGGATTTCACGAGTACCAGCGTTCTGGCTGTCAATGATATCTCGTGTGCTATTCTGGATGGTATTCTGGATGGCGCAGGTGTTTGTCGCCATGTTGTAGTTCACGCCGTCGATGGCGCGCTGGGTCTGGCAGCAGCAATCCTGAGCCTGAGCGGCCATGTTGCACATCTGAGACTGGACGCCGTTGAAGCCCTGGAGAAGTGCCACATTGGTGTTGTTGAAGCCGCTGGTGATACTGTTGTTCAGCGCATAGGTGCTGTCACAGATGCCCTGCTGGATAGCAGAGATGCCGCGCTCCACACCGTTGAAGGCAATGGCCTCATTGACATCGGCGCGAGTAGCCAATCCCTGGAGGCCCGGATCGGTGCTGGCACCGCCACCGCCGAAGCCACCGAAGCCGCCGCGGCCCCAGCCAAAAATCATGGCGAAGATGATGATAGCCCACCAGCCATCGCCACCCCAAAAGCCGCCATTGTTACAGTTGCCGCCGTTGGAGTCGGAGCCAAGAGCATAGCCAGTCGCAAAATCGTTATCCATTGTATATACTCCTTTGTCAGTTATTACATCGGGGCAGTACGCTCCCCGGATGTTTCCAAAGAGCGGTTTTTATCAAGACCCGAAAACTGATAAAGAGTGCGCTATTTTATTTCATGGGGATACCAAGTTGCCTTGCGATCTCCTCAATCGAAGTTCCCCGTTGCTTTGCCATGTTTTCCGCAGTCTGTCGGAGTTGCTGGGGATTTTTACCCTGGATGAGCCGCATAGCCTGTGCCGCCTGCGGGTTTTGCCCTGCCATCTGTTGGAGGAGCTGCATGGGATTCCTTCCCGACTGCATCATCTGCATCATAGCCATCATGGGGTTATTCATCGGCATCATTCTTTTTCCCTGCCTTTCCGCTGGGGACAGGCTTTTTCAGCCGCTCTATTTCATCTTTCAAATTGTTGATGGTGTCCTTCATGTCCATAAACTCATCCAGCGGTGCAAAAGCTGGGAGCGGATTCTCTACCTGCTGTTCTCTTGCCTGCTGTTGGCCGTGAAACTCAAACACATCCGCCGCGCCGGTGTTGGTGTTGAATCGTTTCATGTAGACCACATTATGGGCAAGGTCAGGGAAGAACATGGGAGCACCCATAAAATCTACCGGAACCCCCAGCGCTTCCTCTCTGGAGGCCACAGGGCGGCAGAAAAAAGCGGGCTGTGTGTTTACACTCCCCTGCGCCTGAATGGCCTGTGAAGGTTGCTGAGTAGTCTGCTGGGGCTGATATACTTGTGGAGCCGCAAATGGGGTAACAGGATTGTAGGCCCCATACGCTGGATAGGTATAGTTAGGAAACGCCATATTGATGCGCCTCCTTCCCTGCCTCTATGGCGGTCACGTAATCCTCCAGCCCCTCGTCATCTCCCTGTGCCATGTACCACATCGCGGTTTCGGCGGCACAATCACGGGACATTCCAGCAGCTACCATCCTCTCAATCAAAGTCATATCAAACACGTCCTTGTCCATAAAAATAAGGAGTCCGTGAGGAGGGCGGCGACGTGTACCAACCCTTGTTCCTCACGTCCTCCATGTCTATATTGTCGCATAAAATAACCCCGCATGGGCGGCACACATGTGGGGGTTGTGTGGAAGTTATGGGGGATTCGCGTAATTTTTTGTATTTACTTTTTGAGATGTTACTTTATAATAGAAAGGGAGCGTGAAAAATATGATTATATATCGGCCCCATAGAGGCGGACTGAAAGAGGCTATGTCAGAAGCAAAAGAATTTAATAATGTAGAGGATATGAAAGAGTATATAGTCAAGCAGCATACTGACGATGTTATGGGAGAGGCATTTTCCAAAAATGATATTGTATTGGAAGAAGATGGGATAGAGGATAAAAGAACTGGGTGGAAAGACACAAGACATATTTGTGTGAAACGATATTACAACGAAAATTTTCCAATCCCTCAGTGTATCGGATGGTTTGCAACAAAATATTAAAAAAGGAGCCGGGTTAATCCCCGGCTCCCTTTTTCGTATAGAGTTGTTTTGCTACAGCCTCAACCCTCTGGAATATGTATTTCTCGTGGTCGCTAACTGTGCTTCGATCCCAGCCCAGCTCCGCCGCAACATCAATCTGTCCCCACTTATCAATGATGCGCCGCTTGGCGATCAATTCATCGTCGCGGTGTAGGGCAGCCTCGTGGATGGCGTTCTCCAACTGAGAGCGCAAGAGTTTATCCAATGGTTCCGGTAACTTCGCTCTTGCGCTCATTCAGTCACGTCCCTTCCGGCGGCTCCGTGGGCAGTTGTTTCAGGGCCTCCACCAGTTTTGCCGCCATTCCGTTCCCGCCTAACGCCTTGTAGGCGTTGTACATGTCCAGCACGTTTTCCATGCCGTAGATCGGGATATAACGTTGTTCGGAGTAGTGGTTGTACTCGGCAATGATTTCGCGCCTGAGGAGGGCCTGCACGCCCTGCATGAGCGCGTCGCTCTTTTGGTTATCTGCCTTGACACGTTTCCGTTCCCGCGCGGCGACCGCCTCGATAATCGCCACCAAGACCACAGCCGCGCCGGAAATCAGTGGGCCTACCCACTCCATGGGCATCAGCCCTCCTTAGTCATCTGCTTATAGACCTGATTGATACCAGTGGCCGCAAGTCCGCTCACAATGCCGACAGCGGCAGCGGTCAAATAGTCCGAAGCCGGGAACTCGGGCATGATAAACATACCAAGGATGCCCAGCACCGCGCCAAACGCACCGCAGATGATGGGAATCCACTTATTGTCCAGTCCAGTGGCCTTGACCACCTGGCCGACCAGGAAGCAGATCACAGTGATAACCGCCACTCCGGTGATACCCAAAGAAGAAATGTCCATGATATGTACCTCCATCAAATCAGATTCAACCGATCCAGCACGACGGCCAGCTCCTGCCGGGTCATATTATCGCGGGGCCGGGTGCCGTCCAGAACGCCCTTGTCTTTGGCCTTCTGCCACGCATCAGCGGCCCAAACGTCCGGGGTGTCCTCCGAGTTGTCCGCTCCCGGTTCGGCTTGCCATGCTACGCCCAGGAACTCACAGATGCCCTTTGCGGTGGCCTCGGCCAGCTTGTCCCGGTACTTCGTATCTTTGAGGTACTCCACGTCGGCCTTGTTGGTGTGGAAGCCGTACTCAATCAGGCAGGCGGGAGCGTCCGTCTTGGCGAGCACGGTATACATCTCGTGCTTGATGGGCTCACTCCGCAGTGTCACTCCCGCCGCGTGAAAGGCATTGACCAGTTCAGAAGCCAGCGCATTGCGCTTCGCCGTCATGGGCCCTGCGCTGGTGTAGATCTCCAGCCCCGACGCGCTCGACCATCCACCCTCTCCGGCGGCGTTGGTGTGGATGCTCACAAAGCAGTCCGGCGTTGCCTTATTGCTGATGTTGGCCCGCTCCGTCAGGCTGGGGTAGTTGTCCGCCGTCTTGGTGAGCACCACGCCCACCCCCTTGGCCTCCAGCAGCGGCTTGACACGCTGTGCCATATCCCACGTAAACTCCCACTCTTTGTAGGTGCCGTCCGGGGATCCGTTGACGTTGCCCGGCCCGTGTCCGGGGTCAAGGCATACAGTATGCTTGCTCATAGGCTTGTCCTCCTCTTCCGGCGGCTTCTGGCCGCCCTGTTTGAGCCAGACACAAATCCAGTTGTGCACCTTGCGGCTGGCGGTAATGCGCTCTCCGCCAAAGTCACACTGGCTGGAGCCGCCCCCATCCAGCATAACGGCGGAGGACCAGCCCAGCCCGGCCAGCTCGTCC